GAATCCCCTATTTATGAATTCTTAAGCTAATACTTCCTTCCAAGTATCACATCTCCAAGTTACTTCTAAAGCTTGAGCTTCAGTAGTCTCGTAAGATAACTCGTTTGTGAATGCTAAACCTGAAGTGATAAAGCAATCTTCTAATGTTACAGTTCTGTAGATGTCTCCAGCTCTATTGAACTGAACTACTACGATAGTACCAACGTAATCTTTCTTAAGACCCATTGCACCAGTTTGAGGATTAAACTGCTTATTGTACCAATCTCTCATTGACTTGTATAAGTATGCTTGATTAGCATCATTTAAGTTTAATGAGAAGTTAATACCTACATCAACTGTTGTTGAATCTGGCATTCCAGCGAAAGAACGTGTTGAAAACTTGTACTTTTGCTCAACTGCAGCTACCTCTTTGTATAAATCTAAACCTGAGATTGAGTTGACATGTTGAATCATTAAAGGCGCATCAGCAACTCCAGCTGGTGGAAGAATTGTTACTTCGAATAAGTTTGCCTGAACTGGTTCAAATTGTCTACCGCTTCTCGATGTTTGATCTTGTGAATAGTGTGGTAAAGCCATGTTAATTATTTTATTTTTTTATATATCTTATTAATTAAAGTTTCCTGTAGCAATTTCACCAGTATTTAAGATTGTAGTTCTATGAACAACGATCTCTAAACCTTTAACTGGTTCTACGTATGTATCAACAATACCGTAGTTATTATCGATTACTTCATCAGTGTTGTTAGTTTGATCCATAATGTTTTTATAAGCATAAACACCACCATCTGCTTTAACAGATTCCATAAATGAATCGACTAAAGTTTTGATCTCTAAACGAGTTTGAGTGTTATTGAATTCAAAAACATAATCTTTAAGGATATTTGCAATACCATCTTGAATAAAGATTAGCGCTTCTCTTACGTGTGCAGAAGAGAGTGCTGACTTAACAGATTGTTGTGCAGTTTTATTACCTAAGATTGTTAAACCAACTCCTCTTTGGAATACGATAGGATTGATTCCAAATGGCTCTAATACATCTCTGTCAGACTTATCGAATGAGTATTCAGTTCCTTTAACGTTTGTTCCTGAAACAACTCCTCTGCGTGGACCAGCAATGATTGACCAAGGCTGAGCCGCAGTGTATTTGTCTAAGTAGTTGTTAGCAACATATGCAGCGGCTGGAACTACGATATCTTTACCATTGTCAGATACTAATAAACCTGGACCGTAATAGAATGCGTAATTTGCACCTTCTCCAATCGATGGTAAAGCGTATAACGCAGTTGGGTTTTTATCTAAATTACCACCTGTCGCAATGTACTCAACTTTAAAGTTACCGTCTGCATCTGTAAAAGATGGATTAGTTGAAGCTTTGAAATCTGCAACCGTTGGTGCGTTTAAGATAGCTGAAGCATTTTGTCTGTCGTGTGCTAACTGAGATAATTGATTTTTATTTAAGATTCCTGTTGAATCATATGACGTGAAAGTATCAACGATGTATCTATAATCGATCATATCTTTATCTACTAAAGCATCATAGATGCCATTACCACCTTGTAATGCTGATAGGCAATCACTAATTTTCTTAGCTGCTAAAGTTGCACTTGATAATACGAATGGTTTGTATGCTAATGTTGCATTTTCAAATGATTTTGCAAATTCTCCACCCCATACTGCTGGAACTTCAACGTCACAATAAACTGTGTAAACTGTGCCTGCTTTAGCAACTCTCTTAACTTTAGCTAATCTACCAACTGTATTAGCTGGAACATAATCACCTACTGAAATTGGGAATGTTGCTGGTGTATTTGCTAATACTACATAATCGACAGTGAACATAGAACCTGATGCTGCGTAAACTCCATTAGCTGGAATTGTATCAACACCTGGGAATAATGTAGAAACTACTCTATCATTAACTCCAGATTCTACAACATATGATAATAATTCATAATCTTTAGTAGCATCAAAGCTATGACCAACTAAGTCAATCTTAGTTCCTGTTTCATCCATGATTGCATCTTCATCAATTGCACAGAATAAACCTGTTTTTCTAGATTCTCCATTAATCATTGATTCAATGTATAAATTTCTACCTTCTAGATCTTTAAAACCTGGAATAACTGAACCCGTGTATTGTGCTTCTAAACTAACTTGTCTTAAGTTAGAGAATTGAGCTAATTTAGTTTTATCTAAACCATCTGCAGAGAAAAATTCTCCATATACTGGATCGTTTGCCATAACTGCTGGATCAAATTCACCTTTGAATACAAATAAGTCGATCATAAAATCTGACATGTAATCAAAATCATTTAAGAATGCTGGAACATTACCTTCACCATACCATTCTCTTGCAGTAATATTAAATTCTGAAACGCTTTGAGCTTTTCTAGCAATAACGGTAATTCCTGATTGTTTGATATTAACTAAGTTGATTAATGAACCATCGTTTAATAATGCATTTCCTTCTAAAGAAGAAAGAACTTTAGCATCGGATGGAATCATAAATTTATCCATATCAAAGAAGCTTGTGTACTCTGCTGTACCGGTTGCTGCTACCTGTGTATCTAAAGAACCATTAGTTACAGGTAATGCGTAAGAACCTAAATCTGTATTAGCAAACGATGAAACGTTTAATGCTAAGATTGGACCTCTTGAAAGAGATTCAACTGCAGATCTGTGAAAGAACATACCCTTTTTCTCTAACGCTCTGTCAATAGAACCAAAAACGTTTGTGAATTCTTCAACGTTTGAGATTAATACTGGAGTGTTGTAAGGTCCTTTTCTAGAGTGACCTACTACTAATCTAAGTGTTTCTACGTTAATATTAGCAGTTTGAGACTTGTCAAACTCTAATCTGTATACACCACTTGACTTAAATTGCAATAATTGCGGACTTAGTGCCATAATATTAATTTTTATTTTTTTTGCTTTTATTATATATCTGAATTATTCTCGACTTATTATAACAAATCGTAAATATCATACTGTAAATCTCCTTGAACATCGGTATCTTTATATAGAACTTGTTCCATAAGTTCGAACTTTTCTGGTTCTATAACATCTAATAATTCTTCAACATAATCTGCATAATCTGTAGTGCCAAAAAACTCAGTTGCAGTGATTGCTGTCATAATAATATCATCATGTCCCATTTGAGCTCCATAGCTTCCATTTCTAAGTACGCCAAATAATGAAGCTTCTTGAACCGTTTCGATATCATTGATTTTAACGCGATTCATTTCTATTTGTTTTCTAAAATTTTGACAAAAGACTGATTTGTTATCGCTTTTTAATCTAAGTCCAGGTTTAAGAGTTTTAGCATCATGTCTATGCTTAAATCTTAATACCATTTCATCTTCAAAGTCATTTCGACCTGGAAAAATAGTACTCAGGTATTTTAATAGAATACTTCCATATGTATTATATTCAATAATTAATTTAGTATTCTCTGGATTAAAAATATCGATTGCTAATGTATATAGTATCTTAGCAAAATCTTCAATTGGATGTTCATTACTATGAAAGACTCCAACCTGATTTAATTTAAAGAAATCGTACATTGCACCAGGACTTATAAAGTTTTCGATATCTTTATCATCCATCGGTTCAACTTCAAAAATGTTAATAACTGAATGATCTCCTCCGTTTCCTTCTGCGATATCAACTGAAAACAAATAATATCTTTGACTATTTGAAGCATCTTCAACGTCAAAATCTGGATCAAACGCTAAATAACCTTTTGTATCTATATGTATATTATCGAATTCTTCAAAATCATACCATTCAAATTTCTTAGCCTTTTGACGAATTGTTTTCATAGTACCTGGACTTAATAGAAGAGTAGATGAACTTGTAAATTCATTACCATATTGTCTATTAAACGCATCTTCTGAACCTAAGTTACCAAGTTCTCTTTTATACCAATCTTCATCTCTATCCGGATGTTGCCACCAATCAATTCTAGTTGCAGTATATTCATTATTTCCCTTTTCAGCTTCAGCATAAATTTCATAAAACTTATTGAAACCGTTTGGTGTAGAAGTAATATTAATACGTGAAATCTTAGAAGCTGAAAGCGTAGGATAAACGTTTTCATAAAAAGAATCTACAATGGTTGGATGTACGTGCGCAAACTCATCAAGATATAGGTTGTGAATTGTAAAACCAATACCTGATTTTGCAGTTGTTGATTGTCCTACTAAGCGACATCCATTATCTGAACGAACATTCATGACATCATATTTAATAATGCCAGGTTTCATAAAATATGGTAAGTTTTCAATTACAACTTTTGCCTTATCGATAATTTCTTTAGTTGATTCAGATTTGTTTGCAAGTAATAGTGTTGTTTTATCGTAATTGAAGGTTAAATACCATGCATTAAAGATAGACGCAGTAACTGTTTTACCCATCTGTCGAGATGCGAGAACAATATTAAATCGATTGTCCTGAAAAGATCTTAATAAATCTTTTTGATAATCTCTAAGTTTTACTTTTTGAATACCATCATCTGTCATTACTACTGCATA